CTACTCAACGGCGACTTCCGGTCTGGGAGGCTCTTCGTTCACGAATCATTGGCGCCGCTCAAAAACCAATACCGAACTCTTTGCAAGGACCGCACCGGGAAGCGCGAAGACCCTGCGCTACCAAACGATCTTCTCGATTCTGTGCTCTATAGTTGGCGCGCATGTAGAAACTACTGGTACAAAGAGAAGATCCCCGAACCCGAATACGGGACCGACGCCTACTGGAAACGAATTGAGGACGAACAACTGCAAGCCATGCTGGCCGCAGCGCAGACGCAGGCGACGTGGTACGATGAGCTTGTTTAACGACGGAGGTCAGTTATGTCAAAGGATACATCAATGCGCCATGTTTCGATTGTGCCAGAGAATTGGTCGTACAAAAACGACCAGGATATGGTCCCTGCGCTTCGCATGCCGATTCCATACTGGGACCTGTCTGATTTTGGCGATTACGTGCAATGTGAGCTGACGCCATTCGTGCGCCGACAGGTTCACACCTGTTATTTTCTGAGGGTTTCTCCGAAGTCCGTGGTGTGCGTTCTGGTATTTGCCAATGGCTTTGACGTTCGCGGAGAGTCTGCCTGCGTCAACCCGGAGATGTTCGATCCAGAGATCGGAGCAAAGTATGCCCTGCATGTAGCGGTCGACAAGGCGAGCGCTATCATCGCGTACCAGGAACAGGAGAAACTATTCCGTGGTGAGAATCCCACATACGACACGCCGGCACCAAAGGAGTGAATCATGGAAATCGAACAGATGAAGGCCATCCTGGAACTCATGCGCGAGAACAACGTGCATGGTTTCGAGGTAGGTGACTTCAAGGTCACATTCTGGCATCCGCACAACCCGGCACTCACGGGAACCACGCCCGAGGGTGTGCGAATCTCGACCGAGCAGATGATCGACGAGGAACTTGGCATCGACGACGAGGAGTTCTGACATGGGCATAGCACCGGACGCTCAATCGACGCAGTGGTGGAAAGCCGAGGGGCGCGATTCTGCGCACCGGGCGCTCACCATGATCAACCAGGTCAACCAAGCGCAGGTGGCATGGCATGCCGACAACTTGCGCCACACGCGGATGTACGAGAACCGCGACTATTTCGGGACGGCGGTGGCCTCGCACATGGTTCGGACCTACTCGCAAGCCCGGCGGGTTCAGCACTCAAACAGAGCCACGAGGATGTCCCTGAACGTCACCAAGGCTTGCATCGACACGCTCGTGTCGAAGCTAGGCAAGGAGCGTGTCAAGCCCATCTATCTCACCACAGGCGGCATCATCGAGCGCCGCGAGCGGTGCGACAAACTGAACCAGTGGATCTATGGGCAGTTCGAGCTTGCCGGGGTGTACCAGAACAACAAGGCCGCGCTTCGCAACGCATGTGTTTATGGCAAGGGTGGCCTCAAGACGTTCGTCACAAAACGAAACGGCAAGCCCATCATCATGACGGAGAACGTATTCATTCCCGAGATTCTCATCGACCCATACGACGCTTACTACGGCAATCCCCTGTGTATGTATCAGCAGAAGTTCGTCACGAAGGACTTTCTACGAAACGACGCCGTACTGAACAACAACGCCCAGGCGATTGACCAGGCGACGAGCCTGTCGACCATTGCTGGCGTGACCGCTCACGACACCACCATTTGTTGGGAGGCATGGCGGCGCAAGACCGAGAAGGGCATGGGTAGCCACATTATCTTCACCGATGGTGGCATCCTGTTCCAGGAGGATTGGGACGATTGCGAGTTCCCGATGGACTTCATTGACTACACGTCGCCTGTCATCGGCTTCTGGGGCGTGGGTGTGGCTGAGGAGTTGATCCCGATCCAGATCGAAATCAACCGCATTTCGAACCACATCCGGGATTCCATGATTCTCTGCGCCAACCCGCGCACGTTCGTCCCCATCGGAGCGCAGATCGACAAGAACCATTTTACGAACAAAATCGGAGGCATCGTCCCGTTTGCCGGAAGCCAGCCGCCGATTCAGATGACACCTCCGTCGGTGGCGCGCGAGTCTTTCGAACAGCTCGAAAACCTCTACCGCAAGGCGTTCGAGATCGTGGGTCTTAACCTCATGAGCGCATCAGGTCGGAACACACTGGGTGCGAGCGCATCGGGTGAGGCCATCCGCAGCTACAACGACGTCGAGACCGAGCGGTTTGCGGAACTTCAGCAAAACTGGGAGGCGTTCCATTGCCGGGTCGCGCAGCGGCACCACAAGGCGGCGCGTTCGATCGTCAAAGACTACGGGCACTACGTCGTTTCCTACGACGACGACGAAAAAGGTGTCCTTGCAATCGACTTCGCTGATATCGACATCCCGGACGACGCCTATTCTCACCAAGTGTTCCCCAAGTCCGCGCTCCCGTCACAACCCGGTTTCCGTTTGGCGACGGTGAAAGAGATGAAAGACGAGGGCTACATCGACCAGGACACGGCGCGAGAGCTGATGGATTTCCCGGACATCAAGATGAAATCTCGATACCAGCTCGCGCCTCGGAAGGTCATCGAAAAGATCGTCGAGGCGATGGCGTACCAGGAGACCCCGAAAAACGGCAAGTGGAAAACCTACGCGGCCGAGCCCTACATGAATCTCCCTTACGCGCTCACGTTTGGAACGGAGATGTATAACTATCTGCTGCTCAACCTGCACGAGGACACGGACGAAAAGCGCAAGGACAAGGCGCAGCGACTCAACCTCATTCGCGGATGGATCGACCAAGTCGATCGCATGGCGAAGCTCAAAGCACCACCGCCGTCACCCGCAATGGGACCAGAGGCGATGGTAGGCGGCATGGGTGCGGGTGGCGCCATGGGAATGCCTCCCCAGGCATTGAGTCCAGAGATGGCAATGGGTCCACAGATTCCACCGATGGCACCACCACCGCCGCCCGTGTGAGGCGGCGTCTTGACATTTGCTTTTTTGTATGAGGAGAGACACGATGGATCCAGTGAGCCAAGTTTCTGGGCAGGGTGGCACCCAACCAGGAACGCCGGGGCAGGATGACGGAGCGCGGGAGACTCACACTGACGGAGCGAGTTTTTGGCAGTCGCACGGTGATTTCCTGCAGACGATGCAGGCGCGTTTTGGTGGTGGATCGCCCTTTCAGGGCCAGCCACAACAGGCGCAACAGCCCCACCCGCAGGCCGGTGGCGACGACTACCAGGACTACATCCGATGGAAAGAAGCTCGGGCCAAAAAAGACCCGCGTGCGCTTTTGGAGATCGCTGGGATGCAGCCTGGGGACGTGCTGAACGCAACACTGTTTGGCGGACCCACGCCGCAACAGCCCCCACCACCGGACCCGGTCGAGACCCTACGGGGTGAGTTGACCGAAATCCGGCAGGCAATCGAGAGCGAGCGCAAGGAGCGCCAAACGGTCGCGGAGAAGATCTCCGAAGCCAAGGCCAAGGCAAACTTCCATGAACAGGTTAAGTCCATGCAGGACTTGACTCTCGTGCAAAAATGGGGCCAAGAAGCCGCCGACACGGCCTGGAACATTTTCATCCAGGACACCGAGGAGGCGTTCCGGGCCAGAGCCGAGGGCAGGCAGGCGAATCCGCCAAGTCTCCGCGAGGCCGCCATCAAAGTCGAGAACTACCTCCGCCAGCAAGCCAGCAGGCTGGGGGATGTTATCGGAGCGCAGGGGGTTAAGTTGGAACCCCTACAGTTCGCTCCACAAAGTGCGCCAAATCAAGCGGCGACTCCGCCCACGAATCAAGAACGTGACGGGCGGGCAATGAGTCCAACATTGACGAACGCAGGTGGCGAAACCGGCGCGCGTCCCCCGGCTGCGACGACTCGCGATGAGTTGCGCAAACGGGCCTTGGAAGCCGCAAAGCGGATGCGAGGCCAGTAGCCTACGGACAAGCGACCAGGAAACCCGCCTCGATATCAATGAGGTCGCTTGATCATGACTTTTGATTTGACACGAGCCAGCGCCATCGTGAAAGAGCGCTATCCGGAAGACGAAGTTCAGCGAATGTCCTACAAGAACCGAGCATTGTTTGCCATGTTGGAGAAGGATGAATCCTTCACTGGTGAGCTGATGAAGGTTCCTCAGCAGTACGGCAATCCGCAAAATCGCTCGACCAAGTTCTCGCAGGCCAAGGCTGGGACCAGTTCCAGCTCGTACGAGGCGTTCAAAATTGAACGCGTCAAGAACTACAGCTTCGCGAGCATCGACAACGAGACCATCCTCGCCACCGAGAATGACGACGGCGCGTTCCTCCGTGCCCTTGAATCCGAAATGGATGGTGCGTTCGAGGCCATCGCCAACGACCTCGGCCAGACCGTCTGGGGCGACGGAACCCACACCATCGGTGTGATCTCTGCCGTCAACACCACGACCAAGGTGATCACCCTGACGAACGAGTCCGACTCGGTGAATTTCGAGGTCGGAATGGCGCTCGAGTTCTCGCCGAATCTCACCGGCACGACCGTCCTTTCTGGATCGGCCGTCGTCTCCGCTGTCGACCGCGAGAACGCCACCGTGACCTATGAAGGCGTGGTTTCCGGCATCGCTGCGTCTGACTACATTTTCCCGGCTGGCGACAAGAACAGCGCCCTTTCCGGCGTTGGCGCATGGATTCCCTACGGCTCGACTCGCGCCACCAAGCTGGCAGCGTCCTACTGGGGCGTCACCAGAACCGCCGACCCGACTCGTCTCGGTGGTTGGTACAAGGACTTCTCGACCCTTCCGATCGAGGAAGCGCTTTCCAAATTCGTGGCTCTTCTGGGTCGCGAGGGTGCCAACCCTGACGTGATTTTCCTGAACCCGATGGATTGGGACGAACTGAAGCGATCGCTCGGTTCCAAGGTCCAGTACGTCAACAAGATGATCGCCCAGGTCGGATTCCAGGGCATTCAGATTGTGGGCTACAACGGCGTTCTTGAGTGCTATGCCGACCGATGGGTTCCCTACGGGTATGCGTCTGTCATGCAGATGAACACCTGGAAGCTGTGTTCACTCGGTCCCGTGATTCGGACGTTCAACACTGACGGGCTTCTCATGCTGCGAAGCCAGACGTCCGACGGCGTCGACATCCAAATCAACTCGTATGCGCAGCTCAAGTGCAACGCGGTTGGGTACAACGGCTGGGTCAAGATCCGCTAATTTAACAACTGAGCGGGTTTTGTGCCCGCTCCTGTATGGGAGATTTGAGCTATGGTAGCTCCAAAGAACCACCTTACTGGCGCAGCCCAGTTCCCTTTGAAGACATTGTTCGTTGACATCACCATTGGCGCCACCGGTGCAGTTACCTCAGCCGCAGGGTTTGGCGTCACCGCCGTGACCCGCACATCCACTGGTCTCTACAACATCGTTTTGGACCAAGATTACGTCAAGCTGGTGGAAGTCGCGGTGACTCCTATCGCTTCCACTCTCGACGATCTCGGGTTTTCTGTGAAGGCAGAGGACGTGGATGATTCGAGCGATCCTGAGGTCGATTTGTTCGTGTTCGACCCGACCGCCGGCACAGTCGTTGATCCTGCATCTGGCACGGTTCTCAAAGTGAAAATCGTTGTCCAGGACACTTTGACCTAAGGGGGTGACCAATGGGCGTTAATCGCTGGGCTCAGCAGTTCAACTACACGTATTATGCCGGAGTCCATCACGTCTTCGGCAAGGCCACGATTGGCTCGAGCGGCGCGCCCACGCTGGTCGCCGCACAGAGCCGTGGCATCACATCCATCACCCGCACGGCGCAGGGCAAGTACCGGCTTGTTCTGGACTCAAAATATCCATACTTGATGCACGCAGACGTGGCTCACATGAGTCCGTTGCTGCAAAACACCATCGTTAAGCTCTCGGCCGAGGACGTGGACGGAGCGACTCCGTACGTGGACTTTGCCATCACCAACCCGCTTTCCGGCGTGGCACGCACGGTTCCCACCGGCGTGACCGAGGTTCAGACATGGACGGCTGCGGCTGTCGCATCCTGCGTCGATGGGGACTACCTCTACTGGACCGACAACACCGGTACCGCCTGGGCAGTTGCGCTCGACACCACCGGAGCATCTGCTGCGACTCCCACAGGAGCGTTGTGGACCAGCGTTGCCGCGGCCAACAAGGTCGAAGTTGACGTCTCCGCTCTTACCACCGCAGCCGAGGTCATGGCCGCAGTGGAAGCTGCAATCGATGCCCTGACTGGTTTTACTGCAAAGTTCACGACGGACGATGGCGCCGCAGACGGCACCATGATCGTGACCTGGCTTGACAAGCGCGAGCAGGTGGCTACGGCGGTTCCCAAAAAGACTGACGACTCGGCAGCGGGAACCTCGCTTACAGCCGCCAGTACGACTGACGGGCGTGAGGGCGCGGTATCCATTGCGAACGACACGATCCAGGTTTTCGACCACAATTATCCGACAGCCATGCCGGTCAAGATCTACGGATCCAACGACGTGCCGACTGGTATTGTGGCTGGAACCACGTACTACGCGATCGTGTCCGATGTGAACAACATCAAGCTTGCCACGTCGGCAGCCAATGCGATTGCGGGGACGGCCATCAACCTGACTGTGGATGCCACGGCCGACGGGACGCTGGACATTGTGCCCCAGACCAACGCGGCTGAGACCATCGATCCGGATTCCGGCGACAGTCTCTATTTCAGCCTGGTCCTGCGCGCAACGGATGTGAAGTGAGGTGACTGATGCTCGGCATGATGGGGAACGGCAACAAGGAACGCGGGGCGATGATGGGCAATCACCGTGCGCAGGCCATGGCCTACGTGATGAGCCAGTTGGGAGGGGGCGAACCGAATGGAACGATCCCGAACTCCGAGCCATCGCCGTCGAATCTCAAGGATGCCGGTGGCGCCGTTATGCGAGCACTCCAATCCGGAGACGTTGAGGCGTTCACGGCTTCGTTGGCTCGATTCATCGAGACAATGGACGAGCTCACCGAGGACCCGTTTGACCTTGAGGTGGAGTGATGGGCATCCTGCGCAATGGAACGGACCTGCTAGCAGACGTGCGCCGCCTGTCGGACATGGAGAACACAGACTACGTGTCGGATGCTGAGATCTACCAGTGGCTCACAGATGCTTTCCGCGAGGCCTACATGGTCCTTGCGGAGTCGTATGAGGATTGGAACCTTTCCTCGGATGACATCACCACGGTGGCTGGGACGCGGGATTATGCCGTGGCGGCGGATTTCATCCGTTTGCGCAAGGTAACCTACGTGCGGGACCTCGGGACTTCGACTGAACGGGAATACCCAATCAAGCGCGAGAACTGGAACGCGACTGACGGTGGCCCGCTCTATGAACGGGTTCCCCGCCGGTATCGTCTGCAGGGCTCGAACCTGCGCCTATTCCCAGTGCCGAACGCGGTGCACACATATCGGGTGTGGTACGTGGCTGCCCCAGCGGTGATCAGCGCTTCGTCGACCAACGTGGATTTCCAGTATGGATTGGATCGGTTCGTGGTTTGGGATGCCGTGGTGAAGGCACTCATCAAGGAAAAGAGTCCTGCGAAGGAGGCCACAGCCGAGCGGGACCGATGCCTGCAGCTTGCTATCAGGAGCGCAGACAACCGGGACGCAGCCGAACCTATGCAGATCCAGGAAACCCAGTATCAGTCTGATTCAGATTGGTGGGATTGGACATGGTAGGAGCGCCAGCGGTCGTTCAAAAGACCATCGACCAACTGCAGTTTCAGGTTCGCAAGCTGGCTGACTATCTGCAGCGTGACAACTGGTTTCGTCGTCGTCTCCTGACCGGTATCAGTGTCAGCACATCGGCAGTCACCGTTTCCCATCGGCTCGGCTGCGTTCCCGAGGGCTACCTCGTTGTGCGCAGATCGGCCGGGGTGACCGTCTATGACACGGCTATGACGTCTGAGTCCCTAACGCTCGTGGCCTCGGGAACGGCCACGATTTCGCTAATCGTCTGGTAGGAGGATCGAGGATGGCTCTCGACTTTATCATGGTGCCCGTGAATATCGCAGGCATGGACACCAAGACAGATGATTTCGTTTTGAATCCTGGCAGTGCTTCCGAGCTGAAGAATGTTTGGATGGACAGGAGTGGAAAATATCAGACCCGCTATGGATATGCGCAGCTTGCAGCGGCTCAGTCGGATGCAGTGGCGGTGTCCGATTGGCACGGGGATATTCTGCGGTGGCGGGAAAGCACTGTCGAGAAAATCGACTCGGCAGGCGTGCGCCCCACCGGAGCGAAGCTTCTTGCTGGATCCTATCAGATGTTCGACGTCGGCGGAGAAATCGTCGGCTTCAATGATTTCACGGATGAATTCTCATACGCAGAGGGACCCGACTACGGAATATTCACCAAAACAGGTGCGGTCGGTTCGACTGAATGGATCGATGTTCAATTCGTGGATTTGGAATCGAAGAAAACGTTCTATTCGATGACGATCAGATCGAAAACAGTCACAGCTCTTGATAGCGGATCATCGCCGATTGGCGCTGTCAACGTATCGCGAGCAACGGTCGTCCCAACCGCCACCGGTATCGCAATGGTTATGTGGAATCAAGCCGTTGCAAACACGTTCATTCTCGTTGACCACTGGGTGGGATTTGACGGAAGCGGGTTTCCAACGCGCGTGCTCGAAAACGCTGTGGCCGACAATACTGTCAGCGGAAAAACGATAGGAAATGTCGATTGTGTTCACATAAGTGGAGCGATTGCGATAGCCTATTCAACCAGTGCTGACACCTATCTGAGTCGTGTCACGCTGTCGACTGGTGCAGCATCTTTTTCTCAGTTGTCCACCGACGTGGCGAATATTTTAGCCATTTCAGCAAAGGACTCAACAACTGGGGTCGTGATCTGGGAGGTTGGTACTGGCGGAGGTCCATACACTACGGACTTCAAGCGTCGTGATTTTTCGCTAGCGTCTGGGCCTACCGGATCAGCAACGACCATCATTTCTCATACGGGAATAGGAACATCGTTTTCCCCATCACGGATATCAGTTTTGTGGGATGGATCGTTGTACCACATGGCGTGGGATTGGGACGCAAACGCTGGTGCTGCGTCGGGAACATATCCAGGACCCAGTACGCTTGAATACTTCACGTCGGCGTCTGGAACTAGAAACGCTCTCGACCGTCGAGTACAGCTAGCGTCGCGTCTGTTCGCATATGACGGGGAGATCTGCCTTTTCCAATCTGGAATTCCTATCGGAGCAGACTCAACCAACAATGCGATCGCTTTGCGGACGTTCGGAGATCCTGACTGGCCGGCATGGTCTGACATCCTATTTCAAAGCAGAGCGCGACCGGGTTCAAAAAGCGGGCCGATGCCGGTTGTAACTGTCAGTAGTCGTACGATAACGACGATTTTGCCCTACTCGGGCAATCAAAAGAATCAGGCAAAAATAGTAGTCCGCTCGCCGACGGCTAAGCCAATGTTTGGGTATTGGAATCGAGTGCTGATTCACAATGTGACGCCGCACCTCAGCTACTTTGATGGACGCGGAAACTACCCAGCCGGCTTTCCCACCTGGCCATCGATTTCGGCGGCGGCAAGCGGAAGCGGTTCCTTCACGGGAACATACGGGTTCGCTGCCGTGTGGGAACGGACGGACAATGAGGGCAACGTCTGGCGTTCCGCACCAAGCCTCGTATCGAGTGTCGTAGCGTCATCAGATGCTCAATTTGACATCACTGTTCAACCACCACCGTTTTATTCGTTCACATCGATAGACGATGACTCTTATCAAATCGTCATCTATCGAACTACTGCTAATGGTACGATTTTTTATCGCGTATATTCTGAACCTGCAGAAAGCTCTACAGTGGTTATCGTGGACACTGCCACTGATGCTGATATCGCATCGAACCCGCTCATCTACACGGACGGCGGCGCGCTCGAGAACGTGATGCCGCCAGCTATCGAGGCATGGGCGTTGGCGCGGGACCGGTTGTTCCTGATTTCGGCAGAGGACCAGAACGTCTATCCGACCAAGCTTCGCGTTTCGGGCGAGGGGGTGGGGTTCTCAGACGCGCTTCGAATCTCGCTCGCTGGCTCGGGCGACCTACGTGCGATCGGTGCCATGGACGACAAGGTCATCGTGTTTGGCGATGAATCCCACACTGTCCTCTATGGGGTGGGTCCGGATGATTTCGGGGCAGGGCAGTTCGAACAACAGTTGATGAGTGACGACGTCGGCTGCATCGACCCGCGAAGCGTGATCCTAGGTGACAAGGGCCTTTTCTTCCAATCGCGCAAGGGCCTTTGGCTTTTGGGACGAGACCTGTCATCGGTCCCGGTTGGGATTCCCATGGACATCTACAAAACGTCAACGTTTGTTGGCGCGATGAGCCCGTCGGATCGGATGCTCCATTGGTGGTTTCTCAGCTCGGGAACGATTCTCGTCTATGACGAGTACCACAATCGCTGGTCTCGGTTCCTCACTACGGGCGTTAAATCGTCTGCGTTGGTCGATACCAAGCCCGTGTTCCTGACGTCCACGGGTGCCGTCTGGCGCGAGGACACGAGTCTCTACACTGACAACGGGAGCGCGTATGAGTGCCAAGCGACTTTGGGATGGCTGTCGTTCGCTGGTCTCCAGGGGTTTCAGAAGGTGCGCCGGATTTCTCTTTTGGGTGAGTCGCAAGCTGCGGCCTTCAACTGCGTCGCCAAAGTCTACTATGACTTCGTCGATACGCTCGCCGAAACCGTCACCGCGGCAAACGCGACGGTCAAGCCATCAGGAACAGCCTACGTGTGGGAGTGGAAGCCTAAACGGCAGAAGTGCGAGGCGATCAAGCTCGATTTCACATGGACGGCGTCGGGGACTGGCGCATCGATAGTTTCCCTCGGTTTCGAGGTGGGTGGGATTCCCGGCCTGGCCCGCAGAATCAAGGCCGCAAAACGAGTGAAGGGGGTTTGATCTATGGGATGGCTTGATAATACTTGGGAGGGCGTCAAGGGCGCAATCGGAGGTATGACAGAATCCCCAGAGGGTTTCGTTCGCGGAACCGCAGCAATCGGAAGCATGGGCGCGAGTGAGGGTATCCGAGCCGGATACAAGAGCGTCAAGGACGCGGTACGCGGCGTCACGGACGTCAAACCATCCGACTACGGCCGGGTGGAGCAGGCACAGTCCGCCATGCAGGAAAACCAAAACTGGCTTCGCACAATGATGGAATCGGCGGCGCAGCGGCAGGCCCCCCAGATGGCGGCACCGACGATGATGGCCCGGGGAGACGTGCGGGATGTACAAGCCGGGAGGCTCGGCGCAGCCCCACAGATGCAAGCCGCGCAGATCTCGCCCGAGGCGGTGGACCTGACGCGACAAGCGGCGATGGGACTGGCTCCCAGCGCAGCTACAGGGATGCTCCAACAGGGAGTTTCCCAGGCCGGTCAGCTTGGCATGGCTCTCGCCGGCGCGCGGGGAGGCTACTCGCCGGCGGCGGTGCGAGGTGCGCAGCGACAGATGAGTGCGTCAGTTCAGGACGCGGCCGCGGGGGCTTCGCAACTGAGGGCTCAGGAGATGGCCGCAGCGCGAGGCCAGTTCGGAGACCTGATGACGCGCCAAGCCGAGCTGGGACAGCAGGCGTCGATGTTCAACAAGACTCAGGAGGGCCAGTTTGCGCTCGCTCAGGCCGACATGAACCTGAAAGCGCAGATGGCAAACCAGGGTGTCGACCTCGACATTCTCAAATCGAACGCAGCTCGGGGCGATCAATTCGCGCTGGCGAACCTGCAGGCGCAGCTTTCTACCATGGGCATGAACGACGCGATGCAGCTCGCATACGTCTCCCAAATCCTAGGAATCGACGAGCAGGCGCTTGCCACAGAGATGGCGCGGGTGGGCATCGAACAACAACGTCACATGATCGATACTCAGAGCAGAATTGCCCTTCTGCAATCGACCATCAAGGCTGCCGGTGACGTTGGGGCGAAGGCCGCATCTGCCCCAGCAGGGGGTGCGTGATGGCAGGATTCGCCGCAGAACTCAGAGGTCAACAGGCGACCCAGCCCGCACCCGATGGTTCAGCCCCGGTTGTCGATCCATTGGTTCAGGCCGCAACCAACCTAGCAAGCGGTCAGCCGACAGAGGTTCGTTCCGATTTCCCGGGCGATCCGGGTGTTACAGTGGACCCGGCTACCCAGATCCCGCCCATGCTGCGCGCGCCAAACGCGTTAACCGCGTCGACCGACAGTCCGCTCGTGCAGGCGGCGACCAATCTCACCGGTGGCGCGGGCATGGGGACTCCTGCCCCCATGGTCGTTCCTGGCCAGGACGGCACGACTCCGCCCCCACCCGGAATGGGTGGGATGCCGATGCAGACCGGTGCCACGGAGATGACGACGACCGTTCAGCAGGGTACGCCGCTCTCGCCAGAACTGAAAAAGGAAGTCGACCGATATCAGGCGAACGAAAGACTTCAGAACGAAAAAGCCAGAAAAGCCATGGGCGAGTTGGAGTTGCTATACAAAGACCCGGCCTTCGCCAAAGCGCTTGATGATCAGTCGAAAATCTCTCAAGAGGTCATGCAGTCCACAGAGAAATACGGCGATTATCTCGAAGCATTGACCAAGATGAAAAAGGACTACCAAGCCTCGCTCGACAAGAGCCTGGGCCGGGTGGACCCGAACAAGTTTTGGAACGAGCGATCGACCGGCGACAAGATCCTGGCCGGAATCTCGATATTCCTGGGTGGTCTCGGCGCGGGTGCGGGTGGGCAGAACACAGCTCTCAAAATCATTGATGACGCGATTGCGAGGGATATCAACGCGCAGGAGTTCAACATTGAGCAAGCGCAGAAAGAGGCCGCAGCCAAGGGCGAGATTCTGAAAACCGAGATGGACGTGCGCGAGTTCATCGACCGCAAAAAGATCGAGCGCCTGGCAGTCGCCGACCAGGTCGTCCTCGGCATGCTCAAAAACATCGAAGCCCGGCAGATGCCGATCGAAGCGCGCCAAAGGCTCGAACAGATGATTGCCGAGAAGGAAAAGTCGGCACTCGACACGAAGATCGCGTTGTATCAGATGGGCGTGAACAAGGTCACGAAGTCGTTTTCTGCAAAAACCGCATCGTCCGCTTCGGACATGTCCAAGATGCGCGAGTCATGGACCCCGTGGGGGCTTGCCGCGGGAACGACAAACCAGGGCAAGGCGGCAGATTTCATAGGTGGCTACTACAAAACGATGGCCTCGGCAGATGCGATGGAGAATTTCATTGACAAGGAAGGCACGAGCGCCTGGGGACGCAGCGAAGCGGCCGGCCTCGCATCCGTGCTCTCTGAGAGGTGGGTGCAGATTCGGCAGGTGGCAGCAAACTCGGGCGTGTTGAATCCATCTGAACGCGAAGTGTTCGAGGGGAACGCGCCCACGAGCGAGGCGGTCATCAAGATTCTCATGAGCCCCGACAAGGCCAGGGGCATGATCAACGCGACACGGGACTGGTACAACGACCAGGCCGCGGCTGAAATCAAGGCGAGGATCCCGAACGTCGATATCAAGGCGCTTCCTCCGGCTGTCGCCAAAAAGCTCTCTAGCATGAGTGGCGGCTATCAACCGCGCTCGCTTGGGGGGCAGTGATGGCGGCGGTATTCGACTACCAGAGCGGCCAGTGGGTGCAAATTGATGATGATGACGCGACTACCCAAGCCGTAGCCTCAGGCACAGCTCAATTTGCACGAGAGCGGAGGGTTCCTGTATTCACGCCCGAGGGCAAGCCAATGTTCCTGGACGCGACCGAGGCAACCCCCGCATTCCAATCGGGCTACCGGTATCGGTCCGAAGCGGCCACGCAGGCCTACGAGGAGCAGGAGCGTCTACGCGAGTTCGCGCAGGACTATGGTGGCATCGGAGGCCAAGCGCTGGCGGCGGGTCTTGGTGCGGCCAGGACGGCCACGTTTGGCGGGTCGGACGTCTTGCTGCGGGGAATCGGCGGGGACGAGGCGGCGGAGTTCGCCCGGACGCTCGAGCGCATCAACCCCACGGCCAGCACAATCGGTGAGATTGGCGGCATGTTCATCCCCGGCGCAGCGCCGGCTCGGATCGGAGCGGCGGCACTCAAGGTTGGCTCCAAGGTCGCCGCGGGAGCTGGGGCCAAGGTCGCCGGGTCCGCACTCGCTCGAGTCACGCAGCGGGCGGGGCTCACCGGCTTGACGCCTATCATTCAAGGGACGGCAAAGATCGCCGAGACTGCCACCAAACTCGGCACTGCCGGCGCGATCGAATCGGCGGTCATGGGCGTGCAGCAATCGATCTCCGACTACGCGCTCGACCGGGACCAGGCGTCGGTGGAGAACACCATCGCGCAGATTGGTCTGGGTGCGTTCCTGGGCGGTGGTGCCGGGTTCGGTCTGGGTGCGGTTGGGAAGGCCACGGGGCTTCTCGGCAAGGCTGCGCTCGACAAGATCCAGAACAACCCAAAGATGGGCGTGCGGCCGTTTCTCAAGAAATACTATCCAGAAGTGCTCATCTACCTTCGAGGCCTGAAGGGCGAAGAGGCGGACGCTGTTCGCGAAGTCTTTACCAACGAGAAAGTCGCGGAACGCATAGTCAACATCATCGATAATCCAAAGCAGACGCTCTCCCAGATCGAGATGGGAATCAAGAACACGCAAGAGGGTGCAAGCAAGCTCGCGAACGAACTGGGCGAGCAGAGGGCGGCGATTCAGTCGAGGTTCGATGACCGCACACCGAAGGGCAAGCTCAAGGTCTCCCAGCTCAAAGTCCGAAACGAACTCGACAGGATCTACGAGGGCTTTCAGCCGAGATTGGAGCAGATTCGCCTTGCCCCCGACTTCGAGGGAGCCGAGCAGGCCAAACTCATCGACCAGTTCATGGACGTCCTGAACGACCGCATGAAGAGCCCAAAGACCTCGCCTGCATCGATTCACAAGACGACCGAGAATCTTTTGACGAAGAACATGAAGCACATCCGCTCGCTCAAACGAGCCGGGAGACCGACCGAGACGCTTGAAGAGTTCGATTCAGCCATGCGTTCCATGCTGCGGGATGACACGGTTTGGGGCGGGCCAGCGCGCGAGTATGCTGATGCTCAGGCGATGTTTCGGTCGTTCCTGGATCTACGCAACAAGCTTTTCGGTTCTGTGGGCAAGGGCCAAAAGGATGGCATCTTCACGCGCAGGGACGCGGCGGGCCGCCTCATTCTCGACCGCACCAAAATGGAGCGAATGCTCGGCCGTGCCGCCGGCGACAAGGGCGACGAGGCCATGGAGACCCTCAAGGCGTTCAACGCATCGATGCAGGACGTCGCGACGTTCCTGCAGACTAAGCCGAGCCTCACGGGCGTGGACGTGGGGAACATCGCCAAACTCATCGACGACTCTCAAAACATGGTGGCCGACATTTTCAGTGCCAAGGCACATTCGGTGATGTTCAACCGTCAACAATCATTCACGGGTGCCGTGCTCAAGGGACCGGTCGGGATGGCGTTCGGTGCCGGGATGCTCGGCATGCCCGGTCCAGTCATCGGCGCTGCCGGCGTGGCTGGCACTCTGCTCAACAATCCGAATCTGATGATGCGCTACGCACACGGGATGAGCATGGCAGACACTGGGCTATCGGCTCGAGTGTTCAACTCAGTGCGGAAGTTCCTCGGTCGCTCAGAGGTTCAGGAACGCCTGACGCTCGCAGGAACCCTTGGCGGGGCCTACTCGATCAGCAGGGCGGCATCGTCCCTGGGCGAGAAGCGCAAGCGCGGGGAGTCCGATATTGCGTTCCTGTCGCGTGCCGTCAAGCAGTATGCCAGCGACCCCCTGTTCGCCGAACAACAGGTGCGCCAGTCGATGTACGGCATGGAGGGCGTCAATCCTGACGCGTATTACCGAATGGTGAACCAGACGATGAAGGCCACGCAGTTCCTCAACTCGAAGCTCCCACCGCTCTCGGATGACCCGTTTGCGGCGACTGAAAACATGGAACTTCCCCTGTCCGAGGAGATGCGCCTTCAGTCCTACGTCGAAGCCATCTGGAAACCGGGGAAACTCGTTGATGAACTGGCCGAGGGGAGCCTTCGTCCAGAGACGGTGGAGGCTGTCCGGGAGGTGTACCCAGAGTTCTACAACGAGGTTCGTGGGGCCGTTTTGGACAAGGTCACGAGCCGAAAGAACAAGCTCGACTACTATCAAAAGCTTGACCTGGCGATCCTGTTCGGCATTCCGACGGTGCAGGGGCTAGGGGCAATGGACGCCATTCAGACAGCGTTCCAGGCATCGGACGCAGCCACAGCAGGACAGACGCAGCGTGCGCCATCACGGCGTAGCACATCGCAGACGGCACAGTTATCAATGTCCGGCTCAACCGGACTACAGGCACGGAGGGCATTGGCATGAGCCAGGGCGTAAGAAAAATGGGGCCACGGGTCGTGATGGACGGCCTGAGTGCGGCGGCAAATCAATCGGTTGAGGTGGATATTGGTGACAACACCAGTGTGACAATACTATTTTGGTGGGACACCGGATCGTCGCTGTCCGGTGCGTTCGAAATCGATGTTCTTCGACGTCTTAAGGGTGTCGATGGTCAGGCGACAGACGAATGGCATCCCATTACCCTGTCGCCGGCCGTTCCGGTTTCTGGCGTATCTGGACAAAACGATGCGGTTCTTTCCGGTGATGTGCGAAAAATCAGAATCAGGTACGTGTTCACCGCAGGAACCGGAAACATCTACGCGGCCGTGTGCGGCACAACGAGGGGGTGAGGCATGACATCACGATGGCCGGCGATGTCGGCAAGTTTAGCCTCTATCAACGATATCGGCGATGTTTCAGTGACGAGCGCCAGCCTCGATCAGACGCTTGAATACAACGGCACCGTGTGGGTTAACCGGGTGCCGATTCGTTCGACTGCGACGAAAGAGCCGATGGGGTTCGAGGATCCGTCTCAGTGGACGATTGAATATGACGTCTCCACGCGCACTGTGACCGCCACACCCACCGGCACCCAAAGGGTTTGGGTGCAGGGCATACCATTCTACTTGAGCACAGCGCAAACCGCGACACATGACGCTGTCGATGCCGTCTATTATTTGCAGATGGATTCTACAGGGGCAATGGCTTTTGATACCGCGTTCGACTTTCTCAACAAGGCTCAGGTCGCCATTGTCAAGTACGATTCTACGCAAACGCCAGTCGGATGGGCGCAGCGAGAAAACCACGGCATCGCCATGGATGCAGCGACACATCGCGAACTGCATGAGCAGATTGGGACATATCTCGTTTCAGGCGGTGGTATTGCTGCCGGAACCTATGTTGAATATGCCGTTTCGGACTCGACCAACCCCGCGCTCGCAGCCATCGTTCCTGCCATTCCCGAGACTGTCGTCTCTGACGAGGACTTGCGCACGACTCTTGCCGCTCTTGCCGACGGTGGGCCATACACTCGTCTTTACAAACAGTGGACGTCGGACGTGTGGATTTGGGAAACCGGTGCAGATGCACCGTACTTTCAGACCGGAAACGTTCCAGAGTTCAATCCCAGCTCAGGCGGTGATTCTCGTACTGCGATCACCAACAACAGCTACGTGTGCTACTACCTGTTGGCAGTTCCGACGACGGACGATGTTGGCAGTCAACTGTTCCGATATTTCGCCGTTCCTGGCCAACAGCAATACACGGCCGCGGCAGCAAGTGCTGGTGCCAGGACGACCGCCCTAAATCTGGCACTGGAAGAAGACCCTGGGAATCCCAACGACCTCGATTTGAGCCCGCTTCCGTTCACAGAGTACGTGATTCACGCCAAGATTGTCGTTGAATATCGCACGACATGGACGAACAATGACTATCGCCTACGCATCGTTGGCTACCAAAAAATCACCGGCAGCCGGGCGAACCTTTCCGGTAGCGGCGTGATCGCAGCTCCTACGATTCTCGACTCGAACGTCAGCATCACTACGCCCGCGCCTGTGGGTGCAATCGACCCAGCAGTGGAGACCAACCAGAAGCTTGTAAATGAACGCTACGCCAACTTTGGGTACATGGGGGCATGGGCGACAGGGACGGCGTATCGAGTGGGTAACATCGTCAGGGTGGACCACAAGACATTCAGGTGTGCGGTGGGCCACACTGCGGCGGCCTCCTTCTACACCGACCTCATGGTGGGTAACTGGGAACTGCTAGGAGAAGGGGGCCTTGCTGGGTATTTGCAGACTACTGATGCAGTGACACAGACCATCATGTCGCAAGTGGTTCCGGCAGACGTGGCGTGCTGTGTACAGTTGAAAGTGTCATCCTTTGAAGCTGCA